ATCTGTTTTCCAATAATACTTTCATTGCTGTTTCTTGAACCTGTTCATGGCTCAAAGGGTTAAAGTGCATACCTGGTTTCTTTTTATCTTTACTGACAAAAGCTCCAGCAGCACTAGATAGTTTTTCTAATATATCCTTCATCGGCAATAACTCTCCTTTACTTGTTGTTTTCCTATCGTTGTGTGAAACCAAATATAACTATATTGTGTTCCTTCTTTCGTACATTTTTTGCCTAACTGTATTTTATATGTTTCTCTATCTTTAGATGCTGCACAACTAATCAAGACCAACATACAAAGTAGGCTTATTATCTTTTTCATTTTGTTCCTTTCTTTTTAAAAAAAATTTTTCTATTTGAATCATAATTGCACCAATCACACACATGATTAATGCAAACCAAAAATAAAATGTGCAAACAAACATTACAAAAAAGAATGTTTCCCAATCACTCATATATCTAACAACTTCTTTCTAATTTTTTGAAATTTATCTGCTACAATTTTTTCTAATTGTGTTTCTAATTTTAATTCTATTTGTTGAATCACAATCATTCTTTCAAAATAAGTCATATCTGCACTTTCCCCTGCCATAAATTTTTCTAAAATTTTATCAATTTTAACTTCAAACTCTGGTTCTAGTTTATCTTCTTTACGATCATTGAGCATTTGCTCAACCATTGCTTTTTCTGCAAAAGTTAAATTATTATTCATTGTTTCCCCTAAAACTTAATCTTAAATTCTCATGGCTTTTTCTCATCCAGGTATCTACTTCTTTTCTAAGCCTTGAATTATCATCTGATAATGTTTTATTGTCTTGCCTTAATACTTCAACACTTCTTTTTAATTTTAAAACCATTTCGGTCAAATGCTTATACTCTTGACTATGAATTTTTGTTATAGATTGTTCATGATCTGCCATAAATGAAATAACCCCATTATAAATATTAATATTGATGCACCAAAATAAATCAAAAAATCTTTATCAAACATAAAGTTTAATTAACCTTTCATTGTATTCATTTGGCATATCTTTAAACCAAAAATCATCTTTTCGTATTGATGAAAAATCTGTTTTAATAATACTTGCTAATTTTTTAATATCTCCATCCGAATATTTTAATTTGTTTTCCCAAATCTTTTGATAAATAATAAGTTCATCATAATATTTTTGTAAATTATCAGGTCTAAGTTCTGGTGTATTATCTTCATGAAACGCTATGACTTCTTCTTCTGTAGCATAAATTAAACATGGTTTTTTTTTAACGACCTTTGAGTACAAAGCCATTTGCATTAAGTCAGATGTAAAGATTTTACTATCTATTTTTCTTTTACCTAAAGCATATCCAGATTTATTTTTTCTTACTGAACCAAACAAATTTTTAAAATCAAAGAAATATTCTGAACCTTCTAAATCAACAAACATTCTCCATACAATACCTATCTTATCATTCCAGTGCATATATTCTGTTTCAGCTTTAAACCTTCCATTATCTAATTTTAAAACTTCATTAACAAAATTTTTAATGATTTGTTCTGCAATCTTTGAAATCAATTTGGCTTTAGCAATTTCTTTTTCACTTGGATGTTTGTAATCTGAAACCTTCTTTTCTATGATTGGCATAACATCAGACACAGGCACATTTTTAGTTAGCATAGTTTGAACGCCTTCATGTATTAATGTTCCCATAAAAAAACTTGAGTTTTGAGGTATGCGATTTAATTCATCTTTTGTTAAAACTATTTTTCTTTGTAACCTTACATCGTCTGGTAATTTATTTTCTGAAACAGAAGTATTCTTTAAACCAAATTTTGTGTAACATTCATCAATTGTTCTAAGTTCGTTATCCATGATTCGTTTTAATAGTCTGATTTGAACAAAATGTAAATAATATATTTAACAAATATTTACATTGTATTTTATTTCAAATTACTGTACTGATTCGTTTTGGATAACTTATGAGATTACCTAAACTTATAAAGTACAGAAACGCAACTATAAAGCTGATAAAAACGCCTATAGATGAGGCTAGAAGGGGTGATTTTTTAGGTTTATACGACCCCAATGAGAATTCCATTAGAATTAGTGAAGAAATCAAAAATAAGGCTGAAATTGCCGAAACTCTAGTCCATGAAATATTGCACTTAATTATAGACAAATCTAAACGACCAGTTGTATCAGAAGAAAAGACAGTAGATAACCTGGCAAAAGAGCTAATCATATTATTGTACCGAAATAAACACATTTTAAACTTTATTAAACGATGCCTGAAATAATAAGATTAACACCATACGAAATATCAATAGCAGCTCAAGTTGGTTGTATGAGAGTAACAGAGTCTTTAAGAACAGACCAAAAATGGGGTCATAATTATTCTGGCTCTGTCTATAAACAATTTGCTGACTCTATTTCTGGTGCTTGTGCAGAATTTGCCGTTGCACAATATTTAAAAATTTTACCACAAATTCACTGCAATAATTTTGATAGAGCTGACATCATTGTTAATGGAACACAAATACAAGTTAAATCACAAACACCTAAACCCAATGGCAAACCTTTATTGTATATTAGACAAAATGCACATGACGGAGAATTGTTTTGTTTTGTCGTAGATAAATCACCGGAGTTTGAGATACTTGGTTTTATTATGGCTAAAGATATTATTAATGATGATACCAGGCTAACTAATTTTGGCAAACCTAGACCTCCTGTTTATCAACTTCAGGTTAATGAACTCAAGGAATTAAAAGACATTGTCTAAAAAAGTTGCGAAAGATAACAAAGTTAAGCAAATAAAGAAACTAGAAAATAAATTAAAAAAACTACAAAAAAATTGGAATAATAATATACAAGAAATGTCTGATATTCAATATCAAATTAATATTTTAGAATATGAAACCATACGAAACAAAACTTAATATGTATGAAATAACAAGATTAGAAAAGAAAAATTGTGAAAAGATTTTAGATAAAGTTAATCAAGGTAAAAGAAATTATACTCAAGATGAATTAAGTTACATTCAAAGAATGAATGATTATAATATGCTTACAGAGAAACAAATGAAACACATTCTTGCCATATTTGTGAGTCTGGCAATAAGTAAGAAGATATGAACGATAAATTTGAAACGATTATTGGATATATACAGCTTGTTTTATTTTTATTTATCCTTTGCCTAGCCTTCGTAGCCTATTTTGTGGTCAATGTATTTGTATGGCTTTTTACGGAGCTTTATCAATGGGTTTCAAAGTGGGTTGAAAGGATATTTTGTTAAATGAAATATTTTGAAAAGGTAGATAGGGAACTGATACATAACAAGGTCTTAACAGCTAATGAAAAGATGATTTATATTATCTGTTATTCTTTTCGTAATGCTCCTAAGGGTTGCAGAATATCTTATGATTATTTAAAGCAAAGAACAGGCATAAAGGATAGTAGAACGATTACAAAAATTCTAGATCGGCTAACTCTTTTCGGAATGTTGGCAAGAAAACAAATCAGTAATAAAACGCTGCACTTTGTTTTTGATAAACCTACGATGCAAGAATACATTAGGCATAATATTAATAAGAGGAATAAACTTAGAAATGTTCAATCTAAACGCTTAAATAAACCTGTTAATAAGTCTAAGATATTGAACTTTAAAGACTACTTTCCGACCTACAAATAATGCAATCCGCACCTACATTCAATGTAAGTAAATAGAGAGCTATATATATACTTAAATTATATAGTTAAATATATAATAGTTTATAATACTACTGATCGGTAGTCTTACGATACCCACATTTGCTAGACCATTGGGTTTATTGAACTTATTCATAAAATAAATTAAAGATAATTAATGCTTACAACAGAATTAACACCGGAGATTTTAGATGAGTATTTAAGTATATCTAGCTTCGTAGATTCAAAATTAGAGCCTCCAAAAAAACCAAGATTAGCCAAAATGTTTAATGCAATTACTATGATACCTGAAAAATCAGATCATAATAAATATGGCAAATCCAAAGTAAAGGTTTTACCAACGTCTAAGCAATTACAGATTTATGAATTTGTTTTAAATATTATGGTTAAATCAACTCCTAAATACAGAGATTTAATCTATTTACGTTGGTTTCCATACAAAAGATCATTTAGAGATTTAAAATACTTTTTTGTAGGTGATAGTCATGAAACAATTAGAACCAATTACAAAGCAGCTTTGTTTGATATTTCAAGAATGGTCAATCAAAAAGGAATTAAGCATTTTATTTGACAAAACTGTAAATAATCACTAGATATTGTATATCCTAGCATTATTATGTCTATCATGTTTTAGCCTGGCTTTTTTTACTTCGTAAATAAAAGAAGTTATGTTTATGAATATTTTAGCCTGGCACAATCCCCTTTCGTTCTCAACTTTCTGTTATCCTTTCTTTTGTAGAACGCTGTGCCAGACTTAAATATTTAATAATGGTTTGTTTTCTATTTTATTGAAATGGTTTTTTAGATTAAATAAATTATTAAACTCTTTTTCAAATTTATAAAATTCTATAATTTCATTCTCTAATATTTTAGCAATTTGTAAAGCTGAAGACTCAGACCAATTAAAAGAATGAATCTCAGTAATGACCGGTCTTAAAGTGTTATGCTTTGGATTAGACTCAGAATAGTTTAATCGCATAGGATCAGTTAAGATTTGTTTATAGTTCTTAATCCAGGTAACCGAATATTTTTGTTTACCTTGTAAGCTAG